GGGTTACTAACGCTGAGTTTGGTGCCGTTCCTGCTACCCTTGGTGCAGCTGGTGCTTCTGCTGGTGGAAATGCTACTCACGCTCTCAAAGAAATCACTTTGAATGCTTATAAACTTGCCACAAACGAGTATACAGCATACGAAGAAGAAGAAGATTCTTTGTTGGCTTTGATGCCAATCATCCGTGATGGTATGGTTCGTCGTGTTGCTCGCGCCGTTGACAAGGCTTTCTTGTTAGGTGCAGGTTCCGGTTCTGATCCTGTTAAAGGATTGTCAGTCTGGGCTGCTAACACAACTGCCACTGGTAACACTGTTGCCGCTGGTTTGAACGTTGCTAAATTGCGCACATTGCGTCAAGGTCTTGGTGCTTGGGGTCTCGATCCCGCAGAAGTAATTTATATCGTTAATACCGATGTTTATTACCAATTGCTGGAAGACACAACCTTCCAAACCATGAACCAAGTTGGTACACAAGCTACACTGTTAACCGGTCAAATCGGTCAAATCGGTGGAAGCCCAGTGTTGGTTTCTGCAGAGTTCGCATCCCCAGGTACTGGTGTTGCAGGAGCTATTGCTGTTAACCCAGGCAACTTTATTGTTGGTAATCAGCGCGGTCTCCGTATCGATACCCAAGAATTGGTTGAAACACAGCGTCGTGTTATGGTGGCTAGCCTCCGTACCGGTATGACACGTGTTACTACTAACTTAGGTAACGCTGTTACAGCTCACAAATACACAGCATCTTAATTTGATGATGTAATTGTTAACAAGACCCTTCGGGGTCTTGTTTTATAAAGGTATTCGGTGCCTTTATAAAACAAGCGAGGTAAACATGGGATTAAATCTTACAACAAAAGCAGACTATAAAACCTATGCTGGAATTAAAAGTACTAATGACGACGCTGCTATTGATTTTATCATTCCAAAAGTTTCGGACTTAGTAAAAAATTACTGTAATAGAACATTTGTAGATTATTGGGAAACACCCAAAGTCGAAATCTTTAACGGCGGAGTTAAAAGGTTTATTTTAGCGGAAACACCTGTAGTTGCTATTAGTAGCGTTCAAGGAAGCACTGACTACGGTCAAACATATACTGCCTTAACACAATATACAGAATGGGTACTAGAAGATAATACAATACTAAGTTTAGATGGTACTGGTTATTTTCCTAAATTAATTAAAGGCTACAAAGTAACATATACCGCAGGATATAACGACGTACCTAATGACTTAGAGCTAGCAATACTAGACTTAATAAGCTATTACCGTAAAGCTAATAGCGCAGTGCACAGTACTCGCGATATGACGCCAAACACTGCACAAGTTACTTATATAAGTAGCACTAATCTCCCCTCACATATTAAGCGCATACTAGATTTACATAAATCGGACTATACATGAGCGCAGAAGCTTTTAGACGTACCTTAAATAAAATACCTGAATTAAAACAGTGGGCAGAAGGCAAAAGAGATACTAGTTCTATTATTTCTCAGAATCGAGAGTCTAGCAGACCCGAGGTAGAAAGATCGAGTGTAGATTTAATCATACCACTAAATCAACTTTCTAGTATATTAGGTAACACTACTGCTACTGCTATATTTAATGAGATAAAGTCTGGTAAATATTTACAAGTGCCTGACGCTGTAGTTTATCATAATACTGCAGGTCAAGAAACAGTTATATTTCAAGGTGTAAATTTTAGAAGTTTAAATACCAAAGTAGCAGGTTACTTACAACAAATAGCCGTAGATGCTGGTGCACAAAATGCTGAAAATGTTTCTGAAACAGTACTAGAGCAGATAAACAAGCGAAAGTACGATAAAGGCCATGTATATGGATGGGCTAATACTCTACTGCAACGAACAAAAGGCAGTATTGGTGAGACATTAAAAGACCCTAGACGACAAGTGCCCGCAGCACAGGTTGAAAAAGAACTAACTGCTCTAAATGGCTTTATAGATACACTACTGGATATTTTAGAAGAATACGACGAAGTTACTAGTGATATTAAAGGTTTAAAAACTAAATTAGGTGCTAAGTATCGTAAAACCGACTCTAGTTGGCTTATTGAATGGCAAGGCAGAGCAGAACAACAGGCAGCTGGTAGTAAAGTAGCTACAGTAGTTGGTAGAGAAAATACAGGTATTCGCGGATTCTTAAAACAAGTAGGTTACAGTAATCAAAGCTTAGTAGAAAAAGCCATAGACAGTATGGTAGATGGTTTTATTAAACAAGGCCTAGTAGCCGAAGGCTCACAGAGTTTAGTAGAGTTAGAATCTTCGCCTGCTATTGTAAAACTAATAGAAGATAGATTAGTTGCTACCATTAGTGGCAAGAAACGAAAACTAAAAAGCGAATACACAGGAACAATAGGCGGACTACCTGAGTTAACTGCTAGAAACGTTGTAGGTGCTGCTAAAGCTAAGGCAGACATTCAAAGAACTAAAGCAGAGTTAAAAAATCTAAAACAAAAAGTCACTAAGGCGAAACGAGAAGTAAAAAAGCAAGCACTGCCAGAAACAGTAAATTTAGTAAATCTACTTGCTATTTTAAATTCTCAGATACAAGACGTAGTTAGCGCTAATATGGGCGATGGAAGTAGAAAAGATATACTTAACTATAGAACTGGTAGATTTGCTAGTACAGTTAATATTGATCACTTAACCCAAAGCCGTGACGGTTTAATAAGCGTATTTTATAGTTATATGAAAAATCCATACGCAACTTTTAGTGCTGGCGGTAAACAAGACAGGCCAAAAACCCGTGACCCTAAATTACTTATTGGTAAGTCTATACGGGATATTGCGTCCCAGGTAGTGGCTAATAAATTAAGGGCTATATCAGTATGAGTAAAAGAAATAGCATTACAAAAGCACTAGCTGAAAAATTAAAAACAATTAATGGAACAGCTCCTTATACAACTAATTTGTTTAACAATAGTTATGCAAAACTAAAATTTTGGGATGAAATCCAGGATTTTCCTGCTGTATATCTTGTACCAGGTACTGAAGTACGTGAATATCATCCAGCAAATTTTACTTGGTGTTATTTGAATATTTCAATCAAGGTTTATGTTAGAGATCAAGACGATACTCAGAGCCAACTAGAAACCCTACTGCGCGATTTAGAAACATGTATCAATAATAATCGCGCACTAGTCTATGATCAAGCTAACGGCTTGGTAACGACTGAAATATTAATTCAGTCTATAATGACCGACGAAGGGCTACTAGTTCCTTATGGTGTCGGAGAGATGAACTTACAAGTGCGATACGCACTACAATAACGTTACCGGCACCAAAACAGATAAATGTCTAGTAGGTGTGCCTTACGTTTTAACCACAAGGAAATAAAATATGGCATTTAATTTAATTCGTAATAGTCGCGTATTTTACACAAGCAATGTAGACACAGTTACAGGTGCAGTTAAAAGTACGGGATTTACTACAGCTAATACCCGCGAAATTCAAGTTTTGGAAGGATTCTCATTCTCTCAAAATACTACTTCAGAAACAATCACATTAAACGAAGCCGGTGCAACACCAGTTCGTGGACAACGTAGTTTTAATACTGCACTGGATCCAGTTGATTTCTCATTTACAACTTATATGCGTCCAGCAGATACTGGTACTAATATTAGCTGCGAAGAAGCTGTTTTGTGGAACGCAATGTTCTCGGCTAAAGAAATTGGTGACGCCGCTGCCGCTTGGACAGATGGCTCTACTAAAGCTGACTGCGTAGTTACTAATTCAGACAAGCACCAATTGTTGCCGTTTGGTATGATTATTGTAGTTGACGCTACAACTTTTGTTATTGATAACTGTGTGTTAAACACAGCAACTATCGATTTTGGTCTTGACGCTATTGCTTCAGTGCAGTGGGCAGGACAAGGTGGTGTGTTACGCCAAATCACTAACCCAACAATCGGCTCTGGAGCATTAACTGGTTCACTTACCGGCAATTTCTTGGTTAAAAACACAACTGCCCCTTATATTGCTAACAAACTAAGCGTTGTTACTTTAGATGAAGGTATTGCTGAAGGCGGTACAAGTTACACTGTGCCAATTACTGGCGGTACCTTAACAATCAGTAACAATGTTACTTATTTGACTCCTGCTAACTTGGCAACAGTTAACAAGCCTGTTACTTATTTTACAAGTACACGCTCTATTACTGGTAGCTTAAACGCTTACTTGCGTACAGGTACAGGCAGCAGCCCTTTATTTACGGCTGACTTAATGAGTTCTATGTTGACTAACTCTGCAACCGCTATTAGCCCTGCTTTCTTTATGAAAATATCGGTTGGTGGTACTGGTAGTACTAAAGTTGACTTTACAATGCCTGGTGTTGTGTTAACAATCCCAACAGTTAATGCTGAACAAGTTGTTTCAACAACTATTAACTTTACGGCTCAAGGTACTGCAAGTGGAGCGTTTGATATCGGTGTAGCCAATGAACTGGCCATCGCTTATACAACCCCTAACGCAGCCTAATAAACTGATCTGGGCTAAGCATGGTGCTTAGCCCATTGTATTCACAAATAATAAAAATATGTCTGAAATTTCTTTAAAATCCCTTTTAGTTCCAAGTAAATCTGTTGAAGTTGAATATCCAGGCATGCCTGGCTTCAAAGTCAATCTTGCATTTTTAAGCCGCGAAACACTGCTTAACATTCGCAAGAAATCAACAAAAACTTCCTTTAAAAATCGTCAAGCCACAGAAGAGTTTAACGAAGACTTGTTCTTGCAACTCTATGTTGAAGCAGCCGTTAAAGGTTGGACAGGACTTAAATTATCTTATCTTGAACAACTTGCTCCTGTTGATTTAACAGGGCAAAAACCTGATGATGAACTAGGTTTTACTTCTGAAAACGCACTGTATTTGATGAAAAACTCAAGTAACTTTGACGGCTTTATTAGTGAACAGGTCTCAGATTTGGGAAACTTTTCGAAGAGCAACTAAGTCGAGTTACTGGGTTGCTCACAAATTATATGCAAAATAACAGTGTTGCAATGTCAAAAGAAGCATACTTTGAAATGTGTGAAGCTTTAGGCAATGAACCAACGGATAGCGAAATTCCTGTGGAGTTTGAAGACTTTCCGCTGGAAGTTCAACAAGCACTAATTGCATATAGGATGCTTCGAGATGAGTGGGATTCAATGAATGGTATTTACTTAGGTAAATCACTAATCGGTATTTCAGAAGTTTTAGAAGCTACAGAAATTGATCAAGAAGATAGAAAGTTTATAACTATGCTTGTACGCACCATAGACGGTGTAAGAATACAAGAGATCAATAATAAACAAAAACTTGAAAAGCCCGCTAAGTAATTTAGTGGGCTTTTTTATGCTTTGAAATTTTAGATATTGACAATTTTGACCATATGTGCTATAATGGTCCTAATGAAAAATATCTAAATTTTTTAATAATGCCACTTAACCATTCAAGGAGGGGGCTTAATGTCAAAAATAACTGTAGGCTTTGAGCTAAAAGACGCAACAAAGTCGGTTGACGGAGTAGATGCTTCAGGCAAACGCTTAAATAAAACACTTGAGCGTACTCAAGAGTTAATGAAGGGTACTAGAGGCGGAGGTGGAACAAGAGCAGCAGCTGCTGCGTTTGGTCAAACCGAATATAATACAGCTCGTGGAACTGTAGGCACAGGTGCAAGCGGTCGTGATTTTGCAAAGCAGTCGCGCGAACTAGACGGCTTAGTTCGTTTATATGCTGTGTATGCTGCTAATATATTTGCTGCAGGTGCTGCTTTTCGCGCACTTAGCGAAGCTATGAATACCACAAACATGATTGCTGGTTTAAACCAACTAGGTGCTGCCAGCGGTGTAGCCATGGGCGGTTTAGCAAAACGCTTTTCAGAAGCTAGTGGTGGAGCTATTAGCTTACGTGAATCTATGGAAGCAACAGCAAAAGCAGTTTCCAGTGGATTGTCACAAGCACAATTTTTAAAACTGGGTGATGTTGCTAAGAAAGCTTCGCAGGCATTAGGTGTTAATATGTCGGATGCTGTTAGTCGTTTGACTCGCGGTATTACTAAACTAGAGCCTGAATTGCTAGACGAATTGGGTATCTTTACTAAAGTTGGTAAAGCTACAGAAGATTATGCACGTGCTATTGGTAAACCAGTTTCAGCACTAACTGACTTTGAAAAGCGCCAAGCTTTTGCAAATGCAGTGCTTGAAGAAGGTGCGAAGAAATTTGGACAAA